AGCATCTGGAATTCATCCTCACCACTCTAAAAAATACATCAGGCGTGTTCAAGCCAATAAATCAGAGTTCTGTCTTGAAGTCACTGAAAAAATTAATCCCCTATCTGTTGAGGAATCTGTTTGGTCTTCTAGCGGCACAGATAAGATCATATCTTTTTTGTGTGAAGTCCCTGTTGGATCTATTGTCAAAAATCAACTTAGCGCAATCGGACTTCTTGAAAAAGTAAAACTTACCCAAAACAATTGGGTCAAATATGGCACAAGAATCGAAAGATGCTCTATTCCTTCTATGCGACACAATGTATCTAATACTATTACTGTCAAGCCAGACGAATGGGATGATGTCGAAAACTTTATCTTTGATAACCAAGAATGGTTTGCTGGGATTTCTCTTCTCCCGTCTTCTGGAGATTTGGACTATGCCCAAGCTCCATTTTCCACCGTCCTCACTCCAACAGAAATTGTCAAAGAATATGGAGAAGGGTCTGTACTCGCTTCTGGCTTGGTTGTCGATGGCTTAGCCGCATTTAATAATAATTTATGGTCGGCATGTGAATACGCACTTGGAAATAAAATACCAGAAGATTCTCCATTGCCTCCAAATTACTCTGTTTCTTTAATGAGCAGCTTTAAACATTTTGTGATTAAAAGCGAAAATATTAAACAACAAAAGGCTCTTCAGTCTTACCGTGTAAAATGTTCTGAAATCGAACAAAAGAATGACTGGATCAGAAGAGCAAAACAATTCTCTGATAGATATTTCTCTGGAGATACCAAGCGAATGACTTATTGCCTCAAACACATCTCATTGTGGAAAACATGGTGTGATCTTAAAAGAGAAACTGTCGATATTGATTGGTCACAACAAGTAGAAGAAAAAGAGGTATACATAAACGCCGATTCATTGGGTGCGCAAGCCTGCTCTGGTGGTCAATGTGAATTGTTTTAATGTAGACATTTAACTTATTCTATTATTTTTAAAAACGTGTAATTATATTATAATGGAAATCGACTTTTCAAAGAAAATAAAGGAGCTTTTTGCTAATTCTTCTTTAGCTGCGCGTTCTGGGCCAAAAAGCGATGCTCAAACGCCAGCTAAACCAGAAGAAAGAAAAAAAGGATCATTGAATAATAAAAAAGATTCAGCGTCTTCAGATGAGTCGTCTTCTATTACTTTTTCGTCGCAAATTACTTCTGCTTTGGAAACCAAGGTAAAAGATCATAATGCAAAATATGAGAAAAAAACTACTCTTGGCCAATTAAAAAAGATTTATCGTCGTGGCGCTGGAGCATTCTCATCTAGTCATAGAGTCGGAATGACAAGAGGAGGATGGGCAATGGCTAGAGTTAATATGTTCCTAAAGATGCTTCGTGGCGGAACGGTCAAAGACTCTTATAGAAAGGCCGATCAAGATGTCGCGCAAGGTCACGATCTTTATTATATTGAAAGAGATGAAGACGCTTTTTGGGAATTTGAGAATATTGAATTTGACTTGGCTAAATTAGATCTAATTTATGCTGGAATTGAAGTGTGGGATCAAGATCAAGAAGCGGAAGATTTAGAATTTTCTGATGCTGAGAAAAAGACACTTAACAGGCCTTTTAGATTGCCTCCTGAACCCAATGTCAGTGTCGCCGAAGAAGGAGCAGTTAACTTGTTTGATATGGATTATAGTGGTGCTGAGAAAAAAACTTTAAATAAACCATTTCGTTTCCCTTCTGGATCTAATAAAAAATTTGGCGTTTATGTCAAAAATGATAAAGGCAATACTGTGATGGTAAAATTTGGTGATCCTAATATGGAAATCAAAAGAGACGATCCAGCAAGGCGCAGTAACTACAGAGCTAGACATCATTGCGACACTGCTGTAGGTCCAAAATGGAAAGCTAATTATTGGTCTTGTAAATTCTGGAGTTCTAAGCCTGTCTCTTCATTAGCTTCTGCTGAAGAATTTTTATTGAGCGATCATGATGGATTGGAGTGGGGCTGGGATGAGTCTACATTCGTATCTCAAGAAGAACTTTTTGCCGAAAATCCTGATTTGAGAAATCTCATAGAAATACTTGAATAAAGAGAAATAGCTATTACAATCATCTTGTAATGGCTATTTCAGTTTCAGTATTTTGTATTTGGAGAGACTCTTGCAAAACCATAGAAAGAACTTTAAAGCAGCTTGAAGATTTGGAGTCTTTGTGTGATTTTAAGTTTTCCTTTTATTTTTACGAGAACGACTCTAAAGATGAAACCGCTTCTATTCTTGCTAAATGGATGGAAACGAGAGCTGGAAACCTATTATGTGAGCAGTTGAACGCTAAGAAATTCGGCAGCACGTCAGATAATGCTAGAATGAAATTATTATGCGAGTGCCGAAACAAAGGAAAGAATTTGGCTGGAGATAATAAGACTGATTATTCTTTACTAATGGATTCCGATGTGGAATTTAATAATGAAAATTTTCTTTTGCAGTTAAAAGAATTAAACAGATTGGGCCAAGCCGTAATGACTACTCCAAATGTCAGGCAGCCTATCCCAGATTATACTTTTGGAATTTCTCAGGATTCTTATTATGATGTGTACCCCTTCAGAGACAAGCATGGAAATACTGGGCTTTACTTCTCTGATTGTCCATCGTATAAAAAAGAGGACCAATTTGATTGGAGAATTGGAAAACCCATTAGATGTCTCTCCGCTTTTGGAGGATTTGCAATCATAAAATCCGAGTTCTTTAATAAGGTTTGGTGGAGTTGTGATATCCATTGTGATCATGTTAATATGTGTTTTGATTTAGCCAAATATGGAAGTATTTATTGTGTTCCTAGAAGCAAGGTTTATGTAAATGTCAAAGAAGAAGACATTGAGGGATTTAAAAAGATAGCATCTCGCCAAAAGGAAGCTTATGTAAGTAACTTTAATAATTAATCATGAATAAGCCTAGGGTATCAGTTATAACTTCCATATATAAATCCTCAAAATTTATATTAGATTTTTTGCTTGATGTCAAAAGACAGAGCATTTTTTCAGAATCTGAAGTTTTATTGCTGGATGCCAATGAAGACGATGAAGACTTTTCAATTATTGAAAAATTCTTAGATATTCCTAATTTCAAATATTCCAAGGTTGGAAAATGCTCAATTTATGAAGCTTGGAATATTGGCATAGACATCTCTACTTCAGATATTTTAACAAATTGGAATACAGACGACAGAAGATCTTATAATTCGCTTGGAAAACAAGTAAAATTTCTAGAAGAAAATAAGGAATATGATGGGTGTTATGGTCCAACAATTATTTCAAAAATTGAAAACGAAGTGTTTGAAAATTGTCAATCGCAAAGCATTTTCCCCGCTTTAGAATTTAATTTAGAAAATCAATTATCTCATAATTCCCCACATTGTATGCCCGTATGGAGAAAATCAATCCATGATATTTGTGGTAAATTCGATACATCTTATCATTCTGCTTCTGATTATGATATGTGGATGAAAGTATTACAAAATAACATTAAATTTAAAAATATAGAAGAGATAGTGGGTCTTTATTATTTTAATCCACTAGGAGTGTCAACAAATCTTGAATTTAGAGAAAAAATTTTACAAGAAGAATTAAAAATTAAAAAGAAATATCAATGAAAATTTTTACATTTTATAGTGATTCGCATAAACACTTATTAGATCTTTTTTTAAAATCTTTTTTTAAAAATTGTAATTTAGATTTAACAATTAGAAAAATAGATCAAAAATGTTCTGGAGATTACCATTCAAACGGATGGCAAGAATCAATGATTAATAAAATTCAATATATCATTGATAGTCTAAATCAATGCAGCGAAGGAGAAATAATGATTCATTCTGATTGTGATATATTAATATGCAGCAACATAGAAGATTATATTAAAGAATCCTTATTTAATAAAGATATAGTATTTCAATGGGATTCATCTGGAGTTTGCATGGGATTCTTTGCGTGTGTAAAAAACAATTTAATAGTAAAATTTTTTAATGAATTATTATTTAATCTTCATCTGCATAAAGATGATCAATATTGCGCCAATCACTTATTATCAATAGATGAGTTTAAAAATCTTAAATGGGATTTATTTGACTATAAGTGTTTTACTATTGGGATGTTAAACAAAATGTACAATGAAGATTGCGAAATAAATCTTCCTCAAGAATTAAATGTTTTTCATGCAAATTTTTCACCTAATTTAAAACTCAAAACTCAACTAATGCAAAAAGTATTTGACTTTTTAAATTATTAATGATATACAAATATATGATTTATTCTTATTTCGAAGATATTTTTCCGTATGACAAATTTCCTATTGAATATTTGTGCTTTCAACAGCTCAAAAATAAAGAAGATATTAATTATATTGCAATTCCTTGGACGCAGATATTAAATTCTAATTGGTTAGATTTTCCAAACAAACAACCAATGCAACACTATATTAATGAAATTTCAAAAATAAATATAGAGCAAAAAAATAATTTCACTATTTGTCAACATGATGACTATATGAGACTAATTGATATATTTAAGTTTTTAAATATTGACACAGTGTTTTCGCCCTTACATGATAAAAACAATATTATTACTAAAGGAATTGATATTATCCCCATAGCATTTACATGTAGTTTTAATTTTGACAACACAAAATATAAAAATATACCCATATCTTTTGTTGGGACTCATACATCTCACCCAATTAGAGGCAGGATGGTGAATAGAATTAACGGCGATAATATTATTTATCGAGATAGTTATCATATAGATTCTAATTCGTTTTTTATTGAAAATTATAGACAAAAAGAAGAAAAAGAATATCAAGACATCCTAGAAAGAAGCAGATTCTCTCTATGCCCCAGAGGATCATCTCCATCTTCTGTAAGATTTTGGGAGAGTTTATCTGCTGGAGCCATACCTATTTTAATTTCAGATAATTGGGTTCTTCCCGATTGGGATTGGGACAATACTATTCTTATTATATCAGAAGATGATTTTGAAAATTTATCATATAATGAATTAAATAATATTATTGATAAAATTCCCCAAGAAAAAGAAGCTTCAATGAGAGATAATTGTTTAAAAGCTTATCAAGAATTTAACCAAAATAATTTTAAAAATTACATAGAGAAATCAATAAACAGATGAAAACAATTTTAGACATAGGATGTAATGATTTGGCTGGATTCAATCTTTTAAAGAATTTTGAATGCATAAATGAAGAAGACGTAAAGATTTTTGTTGAAGCGAACCCAGAATGCTGGCCAGATTTAGAAGAAGATATTAAATCTATAAAAAATTCTTTTTTAATTAAGAAGGGTCTTGATATAGAAGTGAAAGATACGATTCTAATGACAAGAGCTGATGAAAATAAATGTATTGGCGCTACTGTAATGGGAGAACATTTCATGAATGATAGCTTAGCGAGGTGGAATATAAAAGTTAATGAATTTAATTATTATAATATATTCACAACTACAATACTTGATATCATTGAAGAATTTCAAATAAATACGGAAGAATGCATTTTAAAACTTGATGCCGAAGGTGTCGAGTATGGTGTACTAAATCAAATATTAGATAATGATATAAACTTTAAGAAAATATATTGCGAATTTCATGTTCATAATCAAAATCATGAGTTTTTAAAACTAGATCTAATCAAAAGATTTAAAAATAAAAATCAAGAAATTATAGAATGGCATTAAAAAAAATCTTTCTTAATTCTGGCAATTTAAAAACTTATGGACCAAATCAATCATTTGGTAATCATTTATCGCATTTATTATTTTGTTATAATTTTAGCAAAAAAAGAAGCTATGAATTAGTAATACCCATAGAATCTAATTTAGATGAAGTTTTTGAATTACAAACATTTAAACATTCAAATCAATTGGAATTGATTAATTATTTTTCAGAAGCTTTTAGCCATAATATTTCTGAGCTTTGTCAGCTTGATCAATCTAATTTAAAAACCAGTTTACAAATTCTTAATGATAAAAATTTGATCATCCCCAATAATGTATGTTTTTCTGGTTGGTTTTATAACGTACCATTGTATTGCAAAACGTTTTTTGAAGAAATAAAAATAAAAAAAAATATTTTAGATTTCATAAATTTGAATTTCAGCAGAATCATGAGTCGCGACTCTATATGCTTACACTACAGAGGTTCAGATTTTAATGGTCATTTAGGTCATGATTTAAGACTTCCATTTGAATATTACGAAAAATGCATTAAGCATTTAAATAAAAACCACAAAAATATAAAAAATATTTTTGTATTTTCAGATGATGCTAATAAAGCTAAAGAATTAATTTCTTTTATTCATCAAATTGATAATTCATATAACATAGAATTTCTTCAAAATGAATACAATATTGATTGGACTTGCTTGCATTTAGCACATAATATAATATCATCTAATTCTTCATTTTGTTTAACGGCTTGTTTAAAAAAAGAAATTATTTATCAGCCTGAAAAATATCAATTAAGAAATACTACAATTGACACCGTGTATCCATCTCAACCATTTTTTGAAAATTCTTATATATTATGATAAATATAAACTATAAAGGAAGATTTGGAAATAATCTTTTTCAGTATTTTACTGCATTAATATTCTCTCAGAAATTCAATCAATCAATTGAAAATCCATTATCAAATAATATTTTGAAATTTGATTTGAGCAAAAACGAACATGTTTACGAAGAAAGCTTAATTATAAATGATCACAATATTTGCAATTTGCTCAACGAAGAAAATATAAATAAAAATCTAATTTTAGATGGTTTTTTTCAAAATAGAACAATATTAAAACTATTAAAAGAAAATAAGCATTTATTTTTAAATGAAAATAAAAATCAAAAAGATGCATTCGTGCATGTCAGGCTTGGTGATATATGTAATGATGAAGCAAGCTGCAATATAAATTATTATCGTAAAGCTTTAATAGGTCTAAACGGTGGATACATATCAAGCGATTCTCCCAATAATGACATCATTAAACAACTTAGCAATGAATTTAATTTAGAAATTTTTGAAAGTTCGCCAGAAGAAACTATAATATTTGGATGTCAATTTGAAAACAAAATACTTTCTTTGGGAACGTTTAGTTGGTGGATTGGATTTTTAGGAAATCAAAATAATGTTATTTGCCCAGTTCAAAAAGAATACAGAGAATGGCATGGAGATATATTTCCATTTTTAAACTGGAAAGAAGTATCAATAAAAAATTAATAAATATGTTTATACAGTTAAATTACCTAAAAGAAAAATATAAGTTAAACTTAACAAATATTCTGCATGTTGGAGCGCACGAAGCCCAAGAGCTAGATGGTTATATTCAATGCGGAGCGAAAAAAATTCATTGGATAGAGGCTAATACGGATTTAGCTGACAAACTATCTGATCGTTTAGATACATCTATTCATAAAGTTACTAATGCTGTAGTATCTAATGAGGACGACAAAGAAGTTATATTCAAAATAGCCAATAACACTCAATCTTCATCTATTTTAGATTTGGGCGAACATTCTAATTTATTTCCAGATATTTACTACACTCACGAAGAAAAAAGATTTACGAAAACATTAAATTCAATCTTGTCTGAAGAGGCATTTTTAGAAAAAATTAATTTTCTGAATATAGATATTCAAGGAGCTGAATTATTAGCTTTACAAGGTTTATCAGACCATTTAGATTCTATCGAATCTATCTATATAGAAATTAATGATTCAGAAGTTTATAAAAATTGTTCGCAAACAAATGAAATTGATGAATTTTTAAATAAATTCAACTTTGAGAGAAAAGAAAAATATCTTTATTCCAATCATCCTTGGGGAGATGCATTTTACTTAAAAAAATATGAATGATTATTACAATATATCAAAATTAAATAAATTAAAATTCCAATTTAAAGATTGCGAATCAATAAATAAAAATTATTCTCAAGCATATCAAGATATGTTTGTATTGAGTATGTTAGATGGCAAACGAAACGGATATTTTGTTGAAATAGGAACCTTCCATCCAACCGAAATGAGTAATACTTTTTTATTAGAAAATGAATTTGGATGGAGTGGAGTATCAATTGATATCAATAATATTGATGGATTTGAATCTCAAAGAAAATCTAAATTAATTGTTCAAAATGCTTTGGAAATTGATTATAAAAAATTATTTGAGGATAATAATATGCCAATTGATATTGATTATCTTCAAATAGATATTGAGCCAGCGCACAACACATTAGAATGTCTTAAAAAAATACCATTTGATAAATATAATTTTTCAGTTATCACATATGAAACAGACTACCATAATTCTTCCATAGAAATTAGAAATGAATCTCGTCAAATTTTTAAATCCAATGGATATGAATTAATTGGTGGTGATATATGCAATGCAGATATTAATCTACCATTTGAAGATTGGTATGTAAAAAAAGATAAAATTGATGAAATCATATTTAATATCTTCTTGAATCCCGTATTCAATAATACGGCTGAAAAATTTACATTGAAAAATAATGAATAATCTTAAAGAAAAATACACGGGCAAAAAAATAGATCACATGGACATCTTAAACATCGAAGACGCAGCAAAAAAATCAATTGGCAAAAAATCCATTATTGTTACAGGAGTGACGGGGCAAGACGGTAGCCACATGGTTGATTATCTCTTAGCAAATACAGATTATGAAATTTTTGGATGCGTTCGTAGACTTAGTGTTTATAATCATAAAAATATTTCTCATATCAATAATGCGCGTTTTCACTTGATTAACTTTGATCTTATTGATAGTCACTCTATTTCGAGGATAATTGAAAAGATCAAGCCAGATTATTTTATTAATTTAGCAGCACAAAGTTTTGTTGGAAGTAGCTGGGATTTTGGGCATCAAACTTGGGAAACAAATGCTACTTCAGCTCTTCACATTCTTGAAGCAATTAGACTCTATCATCCAAGTTGTAGGTTTTATCAAGCTGGCTCCTCAGAAGAATTTGGCGATGTATCTTATGTTCCTCAAGATGAGAAACATCCATTGCGCCCTAGAAGCCCATACGGAGCGTCTAAAGCAGCATCAAGACAGCTCGTAAAAGTCTGGAGAGAGTCATACGATCTTTACGCTATTCAGGGCTGGCTTTTTAATCATGAAGGAACTAGACGAGGTGAAGAATTTGTTACTCGCAAAATAAGCAAAGCAGTTGCTAGGATTAAAAATGCTCTTGATAATGATCAGAAATTTGATCCTCTTGAATTGGGAAATCTTGATGCCAAAAGAGATTGGAGCGATGCCGAAGATTTTGTAGAAGGTATTTGGTTAATGCTTAATCAAGAAACTCCAAAAGAATATGTTCTTTCTTCTAATGAAACTCATACTATTAGAGAGTTTGTCGAATTAGCATTTGAACATGCAGGATTAAATGGAGCTTGGAAAAATAATACTGGCATTCCAGAGGATGAACAGTTCGTGGTCAATGATCAAATCGTAATGAAAATTAATCCTAAATTTTATCGTCCAGCAGAAGTTGAACTTCTTTGGGGGGATTCCACAAAAGCAAGAAAAGAATTAGGATGGCTTCCCAAAACATCATTTGAGCAACTTGTCAAAAAAATGGCTCAGTATGATCTTGACAATCCAGATACCTGATGTAGAATGAGGAATGGCAAAGGCCAAAATCAACAAAAAGAAAATCCTCGCAAGATTAACGCTTGTCCCCACAACGGCCAAGCGTTTATTTTACATGCGGGAAATGAAGTTCTTGAATGATTTGTGCGATAGGTATTCTGTCGAATTTATGGATATTGCATCCTTCGATAAGAAATTTGATTCGCTAGCGTATCTAGTCAGCCCCAAATTAAAAATGAAGCTTGATCAAAAGTTCAGAGCTTTCAATTTTTGTATTGATGCTTCTAGATACGAAACGTACAATATAGGGGATAAGTCAGGAGAGGATATTAAAGTGTCTAAGAGATCAAAAACAATTAAACAATTTTTAAACAATGAGTGCCAAAATTAAAGAACCAAAAGAAGAAAAGGAAACAGTGAAATCAAACGATGTTTTGGGGTCATTTTTAAAGCAAAATAAAGAAGATCATTACAATTTCGAAGAGGAAATAACATATAAAGTTTCAAGCGGGTCTCTTCAAATGGACCTGAGATTGGGCGGCGGTTTTGGACCAGGTTTACACCGATTTTGTGGCCCTAACGAGTCAGGCAAGACAAGTTCGGCATTATCCATTATGAAAAACTTCCTAGATCACACGCCAATGGCAAAAGGTTTTTTGATTAAAGCTGAAGGAAGGCTCTCGCAAGAAATGAGAGAAAGGTCTGGAATTAAATTCGTATTCTCTGCCGAAGAGTGGGACGTCGGTACTTGTTTTGTTTTCGAAAGCAATATTTACGAAACAGTTGTGGACGCTATTAGACAATTGGTCATGAAAAATGAAGAGAAAAATAAATATTACTTTATTCTTGATTCAGTAGACGGTTTGATTACCAAGGGAGATTTGGATAAAAACTTTGAAGATTCTAATAAAGTCGCTGGTGGAGCAGTAATTGCCGCCAACTTCATGAAAAGACTTTCAATTGCACTGGCTAAAAGAGGTCATATGGCGGTGTTTATCAGTCAAGTAAGAGCGGATATTAAGCTCGATCCATACTCAAAAGCCCCAATAAGACAAACATCAGCAACTGGTGGCAACGCACTATTACACTTCGCAAATTGGATTATTGAATTTGAAGTTAGATTCAAGGGAGATCTAATTCTTAAAAATCCAACAGATAAAACTATTGATCCCGTAAGCAACCCTATTATTGGGCATTTTGCAAAAGCAACAATTAAAAAATCTCCAAACGAAACGACAAACCTCACCATTCCATACCCAATTAAGTATGGGAGAACAAATGGAACATCTATTTGGGTGGAAAAAGAAGTGGTAGACCTTTTGTTTCTATGGGAATTTCTCACCCGTAAAGCGTCTTGGATTACTCCTACAGATGAATTTAACGAGTTGCTTGTAGAGAACGGATTCTCTGCCTTTGATAAAATACAAGGTCAAGACTCTCTCTTTGCTTTTATCGAATCAGATAAAAAGTTGTGCGCATTCTTGGTGGACTACTTTACGAAAGCAATATCCAATGAAGTTTAAAACTCTAACTGGATTTTCATCAGAACTTAGAAATAGCAAAAAATATTTAATCAATTGGGAGTCTCCAAGTAGGAGCAAATTCCAATCAAGCGTAAAAGAATTCCTGCAACCATTTTGGAAGACAGATATTGTTTTTGAAGAATTTAAACTTGTCGGCACTAGACTATCATTAGACTTCTATAATTTGAATAAAAAAATTGCAATCGAAGTTCAAGGAGGACAGCACTTAAAATATATAAAATTCTTCCACGGCAATCGGTCAAAATATCTCCAGCAATTAAAAAGAGATGATAAAAAACTAAGATTTTGCCAGCTCAACGAAATTACTCTCGTTGAGATCTATCCCAATGATGTCGTGGATGCTGATTTATTTGAGAGCTTTGGAGTGATTTTATAAGTTGACATTTGTTGCAACCTGTCTAAAATATCTACATGATCTATAATCTTGAACTGGAGAAGCAACTCCTCGCCGCCTTAATCAAGGAACCAGAGAGTTACTCTGAAGTCTCTAATTTTATCAATTACCAAGACTTTTATTCCAATGATTCAAACTTGCACAGCACGATCTTTACCATCATCAAACAGTCTATAGATGCTGGAGAACAGATAGATGAAATTATTATTGCCCAAAGAGTAAATACGTTAGGCTTGTCTTTTGAGGATAGGGTCAATCCCGCTGACTATATTCGCTCTCTAGCCCTTAGAAAAGTTCCCAAGGGCAATCTACTCAAAACAGCTAAAGAACTCAAGAAATTCACTATTCGGCGTGAAATCTTGGAGTCAGCTCAAGAGATTGCTCGTCGCATGAAGGCTGCTCCACCTGATGCTTCTTATTCTGATATTATTGAGCAAGCTGACAACGCCTACAACTCTAGAATTAACCTTTATGAGATTGGCAATGATACTCCAGAAAACATTTATGATGATATGGAGTTCATGGTTGAAGAAAGGGGCAATAATCCCACTACGGAGTTTGGCATGATGGGTCCACACAAGAAAGTCAATGAACTCTATGGATCGTTGCTAAGAGCTGGAAATATTACCGTTATTGTCGCCAGATCTGGGTCTGGTAAAACAACCTTTTGTATGGATTATGCCACAAAGGTCGGCATTCAGTACGATATACCAATCCTTCACTTTGATAATGGCGAAATGAGCAAGGAAGAATTGCAGATGCGTCAGTGTGCGGCCGTCTCTGGCGTGCCGATGCATTTGATTGAAACTGGCAAGTGGAGAAACGCTGGTATTGATGTTGTCAATAAGATTCGCGATACTTGGCCCAAGATTAAAAAGATGCGTTTTTACTATTATAATGTCGCAGGTATGGATGTTGATTCTATGGTTAAAACTCTAAAAAGATTTTACTACGCTAAGGTTGGTAGAGGAAATCGAATGGTATTCTCTTTCGACTATATTAAAACAACTTCTGAATCAATGGCTGGCAAAAATGAGTGGCAGATTGTTGGTGAGATGGTCGATAAATTCAAGAAGTGCGTTCAGAAAGAAATCCTTCATGAAGGCAATCCTATTATTGCGATGGTGACATCTGTTCAATCCAACAGAAGCGGCATCACCACCAATAGAAACTCCCAAAATATTATTGATGACGAAAGTATCGTATCATTATCAGATCGAATTATTCAATTCTGCTCTCATATGTTTATCCTGCGAAATAAAACTCCCGATGAAATCGAATCAGAAGGTCGAACTTTTGGCACCCATAAACTTATCAATGTAAAAGCTCGCCACTTGGGAGAAGACATTGCTGGAGCAATTGAACCAATTAGAGTCGGTGACACTCTTCGAAAGAATTTCGTTAATCTTGAGTTCAAGAATTTCGCAATTACAGAAAGAGGAGATCTTCGCGATATCGTTAGATTCTCAGATAATGGACCAGAACTTGAAGAAAATGACAACGACTCCATCCCAGACTTCGATTGATCCTAGCCAAATTCAGGGCGTTTTAGAAGATATTGGCTATTCGCTTATTGATTTCGGCAATCATTGGAGAACCAATGCTTTATATCGAGGAGGCGGCAACCAAACATCATTAAAGGTGTATAAGAATAGTGGGGTGTGGACTGATTATTCTACAGATGGCGGCAAATCTCTGCCATTTGAAAGACTGCTCTATCTCACCCTAAATTCA